AGGCTGGTTTTGCCGCAGGCATAACCGCCGTCTTGGTCGGTTTCTTTGGGGGTCTGCGTTATCTTATTAAAGGATGGCTTTGGACTTTAACACCTAACAGTGGCTCATCACTTGCAGATCGTTTAGCAAGAATTGAAACACGCCAAGAAGAAATGATGCGCATTCTAGTAGATAGGAAGTAGCCTTTAACTATGGCAACTACACGCAAGCGCAAAAAGATTAACAGGCGCAGAGTTCGCAAGACTCCTGATCCTTTATCTAAGCTAGAAGTGTTTTATATTGCCAAGCATGAAATGTATAAAGCTGCACGCAAGGCTGGCTTTAGTGAGTCTGTTGCGTTGTATTTAATGGATAGCCCAGAGTCTATGCCTGATTGGGTTGTAGGCGATGACGGCATTATCCCTCGTATTCCTACTCCAGATGAGGAAGAAGATTAAAAAAATAGCGTTTGTAAGTGACCTCCAGGTTCCATTTTACAATGAAGCTATAATTAAATCAGTTGGTCGTTTCCTGGGTAAATGGAAACCACACCGTACGATCTGTATTGGTGATGAGATTGATCTGCCACAGCTAGGTGGATTTAATGCCAATACGATTGATGAAATGGTAGGCAACATCCACGAGGATCGACAGCTGACCCAAGAAGTATTAAGTTATCTAGGCGTTACAGATGTGGTCGGTAGCAACCACGGCATTAGACTTTATCGATCTATTAAGAAGCGGCTACCAAGTTTTCTTAATTTGCCTGAGATGCAATACGAACGATTCATGGGCTACGACAAGCTAGGCATTAAGTTTGCACCACAAGGTATCGACTGGGCACCGGGCTGGATAGCAGTCCATGGCGACACTTTTCCCATATCTCAGATACCAGGTCAAACGGCTTTAAATGGTGCTAGGAGACACGGAAAGAGCGTGGTATGTGGGCACACACACAGACTAGGCCAATCGGCCTTCACAGAGGCATCTAGAGGCCAATTTGGGCGTACTGTATGGGGTGTTGAGGTAGGTTGTATGGTAGATTTATCTTCAAGCGGTATGGCCTACACAAGGGGCTATGCCAACTGGCAGACAGGATTTGCGGTTGCCTATGTTAAGGAACGCAAAGTACAGGTTATCACCGTACCTGTTAGTGCCGACGGCTCATTCATATTCGAGGGCAAACTTTACAGATAATTTGTTATCTAATCGTTATACAAAAAACACATTAAATAATCCACAAAGTCGTACACAGGTGGCACACTATTGCCATGCCACAAATCGTGAGCATAGGAAGTAGGGCTACAGTGAAGATACAGATTGACTTAAAAGCAGCTGATTTTGAGCAGCTGTGGATCAATTCAATGGAATGGGTGAATCAAGACTGGCAACAACAGGCAGATCGATTTGATCCAAGCCCATTGTTTACTTGGAAATATGCATATTGGTTTGATAACTACGCTGCGCTAAAGATGGCAGAAGGTTTTATCAGCTCATTAGGTAAGAACTACGCTATACATAGTGATGAAGGCACAGGCGATTGGTTAATGCTTACTAACTATGCTAGCCCATGCCACCTGCGCAGTAAGTTGGTGAACGCATGAATATTTATGACGATCTAAAATCATTTGGTTATATTTATTTATGGTTGGTAATGGGTTTATCAGCTCTATGGTGGATTGGCTATCAGATAAGAGAGTCAGCATTCCAGGCAGGATACTGGAAAGGCCGACAAGCTGGTTGGGATTCTCACAGAAGAATGACCAACATAAAGAAAAAATCAGACGAGGTGTTCGATTATGACCACAACAACTGAGAAGTTATTAGCTGATGTTGCGAGTACGATCCACGAGCGTGGCGCAGTCTACGGCCATCCTTACTATAACCATAAAAGGATCAGTGAGCTCTGGTCGGCATATCTCGACCATCCAATTTCACCAAGTCAAGCTGCATTATGTATGGCACTCGTCAAGGTTTCTAGGCTTACTGAATCTCCAAATCATGAGGACAGCATCAAGGATGCCCTTGCTTACATTTCAATATACAAGACCGTGCTGGAAGCAGAGCTCGACGTCAATTACACCTGGGGGAATGACTAGTGGCATTTAATTTAGATGATTATGAAACAGTAGAAGAACGACTAGAGAAGTGGTGGAAAGATAATGAAGATGGGTCTATTCAGACAGAACTTATCAATCGCCCGAATGCTAATCCAGATGAGTTTGTGTTTGTGGCTCGTTTATACAGAACTACAGCTGATGCGATTCCAGTTGCGACTGGTTGGGCATCGGAAATACGTACTGGTTCAAGCTTTAATAAGTTTGCTTGCGAACTTGCAGAAAGCAGCGCAATCGGTAGGGCTTTGGCTAATTACATCTATTCGAAAAAGGGTGCAAGACCTAGCCGCACAGAGATGCAACGAGTTGCTAATACTGGAAATGGAAAGATATTTGCAGTCGAAAACAAATTAGAAGATCCAACACATTGGAATACTCCAGAGTTCAAAGCACCGGTGAAACCAAATCCACCAATTGTGTGCTGCGATAAAGGCCACGTACTACGCACTGGTATTACCAAGGCTACAAACAAACCATATTACGGTTATGTATGTCTTGGCCAAGTTAAAGAGCACGCAGTCTGGGCTAAGCAAGATGCCACAGGCAGTTGGTTCTTTCCTAGCGAGAAAGGGGGCGAATAAATGGGATATGTAGAGATTATTGATGGCTCAGGTTATCTAGCACGTTTAGAGGACGGCAAGACAACCATAGAGCCAACATCAGACAAATGCATGAGCTGTAATGACGACAGATTGATGCACGATGGTAAGTATTTGGTATGTACTCAGTGCCATTGCAGGCAATAAGGATATTACCATAATGTATACAAAGTTCAAGTGTAATGGTTGCAAGCGTAATACAGAGTTTCTGTGGCTGAACAAACTAGATACACCTGACGGGTTTAAGGCTTACCAATGTATGGACTGCGGTACGGTGGGTGTTAAGAATATCGCAGAAGCTTTGGATGTATCTGACGGTGATATATCCAGATGTGCAAAGTGTGGTAGTTGGAAGTTTTCCTCCATGGTCTGCCACACTTGCCAATTGATTGGAGTTAAAGATGCCAACGTATGAATATAGCTGTAGAGAATGCGGCACACATGGATCTGTTCACAGCTCATTTAATGAGGATGTGCCTACTATGCAATGTCCTAAATGCAAGCTAGATATGAACAGACTTTACTCAGCACCGGGGCTGGTCTTCAAGGGTACTGGCTGGGGCAGCAAGCCTTGAGTGATATTGACTGGGCTTACCAAAACAAGCTGCGTGAGCAGTGGCTTAAAGATAATCCAGATGCTCAATATCTTGGTTGGGTATCAATATGAGTCCTGCTGGTTACGATCAGAATTGGATAGATACAGATGATCTAAGGATAGTGTGTTATAGATCACTGTCCACATAGTGAGACGATATTTCATTTAAGCGTGAAGGAGTTTGTATGTATAGTGTAGGCTATAGTGAAGCAGTGGCTCTCAAAGCCACAAGGCGAGCCCGCAAGGGGAAGCTCGCAAGGTGCTGGCTAGTTGGCATAGCCTTATGTTTAGCCAACATTTTAGGCTTTGAAAAAGCACATTCCGTTTCAGCTCCTAAGACTACTCATTACAAACAATATGCATTTATGAAGTTAGATTATTCATTTACAGAGTTCTATTGTTTAGATGATCTGTATACAGCTGAGTCTCGGTGGAACCCTAATGCTAAGAATGGTTCTCACTATGGCATACCACAAGGTAGGAGTAAGTACCTGGCTACTGTTGATGGGTTTAAGCAGATAGAGTGGGGCATCAAGTACAACATGAATCGATATGGTTCTATGTGTAAAGCATTACATCATTTCAAGACTAAAGGATGGCATTGAGTAAACGTGAGATAGGCAGTGGTAAGTGGAAGAAGATACGCATTACTGTATTAGACCGTGATGGTTGGCAGTGTGCAATATGCAATCGACCAGCTGATTCAGTAGATCACATATTCCCTAGAGTTAAGGGTGGGTCTATGTGGGCATTAGATAACTTGCAATCATTATGTAAGTCATGTAATAGCCGTAAAGGTGGTCGTTTTTTTAGCCAGAAGGCGACCCCC